TGCGGAGCATAACGAGATAAGCGAAGCGGTAGCGCTCACTATCATTACTGCTGGCAAAGAGTATCACGAACAATATGTGAAGACGCATACGGGTATAGGGGGCGCGTAAGAGAATGAATATCACAGTAAGATTAGTTACAAATTATGGCCGGGAATACATTTATCCAGTATGCCCACAGGCTAAGCTATTTACACGCCTCACAGGCCATAAGACCCTAACACGCCACGCTATAAGCCTAATCAAGGAGATGGGTTACACGGTCTCTCAGGAGGTCTCAGAGCTATGAATGACAACGCCTACTCAGATATTGCGAAAATGTTAGCAGACTGGACGCTTACATTTGGTAAAAGTAAGCAAGATGCCTACAATTATATGGATAGAATTTTAGTGCTGGACGAATTAACACGTGCTATAATGGTACAGACTATTAACGAAAATATAGACAAAGTGAGGTCTAATAATAATGAGTAAAGTAATAGAAGAAGAAGACTTAAAGCGGTCGCAGATTGCTGCTGACTATGCAATCTACTGTGCCATGCAGCAGATGTTAGTACACCCTACAAGTGAGGCGCAACAAAGATTAGAGCGTGAATATAGTATTGCTGACGCTGAGGCGGAGTTGGTTTTACAGGCTCAACAGTTGGAGCAAAGCTACTAGTGCGCTGTATTGCATGTGACGTATTGCTTACGGATTATGAAAGTACCCGTAAGTATGGTGTAGGGCATGAGTTGGAAGGTGGTTTCGTAGATTTATGCTCGGCCTGCTTTGTATCGGTGAACGATATTGAACCGTTACATACTGATATGGTTGTAGATAGTACGATATATAATGAGGGTGAGATTGAAAATTAGATTTTATTTTACATGATTTTCGGCTAAATTACACGGCAAACAAGCCCCCAAACTAAAAAGGATAAAAAGTGGCAGAATATAAAGACGTAAAGAGACAACCGCACTACATGCAAAGTGCTGTGCAACCAATCGAGTACATGGAATTAACTATGACCCCTGAGCAATACGAGGGTTATCTATTAGGTAATGTGATTAAGTACGTATCACGTTATCGGCATAAAAACGGCCTGGAGGATTTGAGGAAGGCTGAGGTGTATATGGGGTGGCTCGTTGACCATGTTTCGGACAATCAAAATACAGTGGACGCATTAAAAGATGACTAAAGAAAAACGTAACTACGCTGACCAGCATAAATTCTGGTGTGACGTTGAAATGCAGAACGGCCATGTTGTATCCTTCGAAGACGATAAGTTTAAGAATAAAACGCAGGCTTTAGAACATGCAGTTAAACAGATGGAACCATTAGGCGATGGTTGGCTTATCACTACGTACCGTTGCCAGCAACCTAACGTTGTTCGGATTGCTAGAGGCGGTGAATTATTTATCTACAACCCAACAGAGGGCACATACAATGGCACAAGATGATTTTGGAAATGAGTTTGAAGCACTAGACCAGAAGGCCAAAGACGATTATCAGTTACATTGGTGCTTGGCTGAAGCTGAGGAATATATTTCTCGGCATGGCATTGAGAAATTCTTACACGAATTACGAGTGAGGTTAGAGCAATGAACTATAATAACCCACACCACGACTGGGATGATTACCAAGATAAGGTTACACTAACTGACAGTGAGGAAAGTGATATGCAAGACCAAATTTTGGATATGCTTGAGGACGATTTTCAGGATGTTTTGTTTAACGCCACGCAGGTCAATGACGGGTACAAGGAACGCTCTCAAGACCTCAAGGACATACTAAAACAGATACACCATAACAGTGGTGATATGAAAAACTACGCGGCACTAGGTGAGTACTTGTACTTACTGGCGTATGACTACGCCGATGATAGTGTTACGGAAACCTTTACGCGGTTTGAATAAAAAGATGAATAAGAAAAAACATCAGACCAAAGGTACGTGCGCCTATAAGACTACATGCCATAATTGTGGTAGTGGGGACGGTAATCAGGTTTACGTTCAGGAAGATGGCTCATTCGATGCGTGGTGCTATGCCTGTGAAACCTACGACCCTATGAATGATGGTGGTAACGTAGTACCGATTAAAAAAATTCAGGTGGATTGTAGAATGAAGATGGAAGACGTTAATAAACTGCCTACACTAGCCATACCCGATAGGGGTTTACGGCTGGATACTGTAGAGAATTTCCAAGTCAAAATTGCAGTGAGTGAAAAAGATGGTGAAACAATCACGCACCACTACTATCCAGACCACCGTAATGGTGAGCTGATAGGCTATGAGGCCAGAGAGTGCGAAACCAAATCCTTTACGGCAGTTGGTGATAGGAAGGGTGATTTTGATTTATGGAATCAGCACAATGCAGTCAAGGGTAAGAAGTTATTTATAACGGAGGGTCGATTGGACGCTATGTCATTACATCAGGCCATAGTGGACAACATGCCCAAGAAGTACCTGACCAAAGAGCCAGCCATTGTATCGCTTACACGCGGTGCCAGTAGTGCGGTTAAGGATATTGTAGCTAATCGAGAGTTCATAGAAGGATTCGATGAGGTTATTCTATGCTTTGACTCGGACGATGCAGGTAAACGTGCAGTGAAGGAAGTACTACGCACATTCCCTAGATTTAAGGTGGCTAAGTTATCCGAGAAGGACGCTAATGATATGCTACTTAAGAATAAGGGTAACGAATTGTACTTATCCTGTGTGTGGGATTCTGAATACGTTAGGCAGGGTGAAGTGGTAGACGTTAAGGATATTATCGTTAAGGCTATGGAACGCCCACAGATGGGCATCAGTTTCCCGTGGCCTACTGTCACCAAAGCAACCTTCGGGATTAGACCGCACACAATCCACGTAGTAGGTGCTGCCCCTAAGATTGGTAAAACTGACCATGAACATCAGTTAGTACACCACCTTATCTACCAGGAGAAGACTAAGGTCGGTATGTTTGACCTTGAGAACAGCCCAGTGCGTACTGCCAAGAAGCTGGCTAGTAAAGAAGCTAGACTAGATTTTACTCGGCCTGATAAGGAATACGAAGACCAATTACTACACGATACATTAGTATCTATGGACGGCATGGTTAGATTCTATGACCGTGGTGCTAGTAGGGAGTGGGAGGATATTAGGATAGCCATCGAGGAAATGCACCTTATTGATAACATCAACATTTTTATCATTGACCCATTGACCGCATTAATCAGTAGGTTTGCTGCAAGTGAAGCCAATGACAAACTGAATGAAATCTGTACGGATATGGCTGACCTTGTGAACCTCTACCCCATTACTATATTCTGTTACAGCCACGTAAACCCTAAGCCTAAAGGTGCTAAACCTCATGAGGCAGGTGCTAAGGTATTTAGCTCGGAGTTTACTGGCAGTAGGGCTATGGAGAAGTGGTTTCACTACGGCCATGCCATTAGTAGAGACAGGACTGATGATTGTCCAGAAGAAGAAAAGAACATGAGCAAATTCTACATGCTGTTTGACCGTGAGTACGGACAGACTTACAATGCAGACGTATACTTTGATGAGCCAACGGTAACTTACTTAGAGGCAACTAAACGATGGTAGCAATAAATAAAGATAAGGAAGCGGTACTTACTCAAGAACTATTAAAGGAGAGATTACACTACGACAAGGATACTGGTGTATTTACTTGGCTTGATGTTAAGGCGAACGGCAGCCGCCGTGGTAAAGTGGCAGGTAATACTAATAAAGTGACAGGCTATTCCGTAATAGGTTTTACCATTTCTGAAAACCCTTATCAGTTTCGGGCGCATAGGCTAGCGTGGCTGTACGAATACGGAGAGTTTCCAAGTACTCAATTAGACCATATTAACCATGTGAGAACCGACAACAGAATAACAAACCTACGTACAGTTACACCATTAGAAAATACGAGAAACAGTAGTATGATGTCTAATAACACCACTGGATATACTGGCGTATGCTTTGAAAAGTCTCGTAATATATACAGGGCTTATGTTTATCTTAATAAGAAATTTAACCACTTAGGCTACTTTAAAAACATAGAAGACGCAGCTAAAGCAGCTAGAGAAGGCAGAGAGCATTACGGCTTTCACGCAAACCACGGACAAACTAATGACTGATTACGTTGTAGACATAGAAACTGATGGCATAGAGGCCACTAAGATACACTGTATGTCTGTATCTGGTATGGCGACTATGACTAGCTATGAAAGCATTACTAACTTCTTAAACAGTTTAACTACTGAAGACCGTATCATTGGCCATAACTTTATTCGTTACGATAAGCCAGTGTTGGAGCGATTGCTGGGTATAAAGATTAAGGCACAGATTGTGGACTCACTAGCCCTGTCTTGGTACTTGTATCCTGAGATTGCCAAGCATGGCCTAGCACAATGGGGTGAACGCTTAGGTATTGCCAAGCCAGTAGTCGAAGACTGGGAGAAAGCTGACCTGCAAACATACGTAC